GTAATCATTCCTCCATTGTAATAATAAGTGTCCCGTCAGGGGGGTCGGCCGCTGTGGCGGTCATGTTGTCGATATCGTAAAGCATGCCGTCTATTACAGCGGAAACCTCTGCGCCACCCCTATTGTAGGCGGATACTTTCAGAACAGCTCCCTCGTCGTCTCCTTCGTTGCCCAAACCGAAATCGGGTTTGTTGGGGTCGCGGATACGCGAGGCGACGACACGGTATTGGCAGCCGCGCCCTGTTGTGTCAGGCGCGATTTCTGAGGGATAAAGCCCTTTCGAAAGCAGCCGGCAATTGCCCTGAAGCGTATTTGAGGGGATTTCCTGCGCGTAAAACAGAAGCGCGCCGTCCACCGCCTCCACCGTGGGGCTTAAACCGCATAGGAAAGCGTCGTTAATGCTGTCGTTGTAAAGCGTCATATCCGGGTAATGGTCAGCGCAAACCCGTTTTATTTCCACCCTTGCGGTATACGGGAAATGGCTCCCTTCCGCGCCCAGGCTCCAGTCCGCAGGGTCTATCCGCACTTCCACGCTTTCAAGCCTTACCGTGCGCTTTACCCAGCGGTCTAAGAGATCGTCCGCCTCCTGGCTTGTGAGGAAAGCGGAGGCCGAAAAAGAAAGCTCGACCTCCGGCAACCCCGCTATAGAGACGGCTATCGGATAGTCTCTTGTAGCAATAACGCCTTTGCTGTAGGCTATTACGCTATCCGCGTACTCGCCGAGATTGCCGTAAAGAATTAGTACTTCTTTTCCCCCGCCGCCCTCGGCAAACACCCCGTATTCGTTAAGCCATACGGTTTCAGTAAGCCCGCCGTTCATATCGTTGCGAAACTCAAGCACAAGGGAGACGGCGTCATTTTCATAGATGGGAGTGGTGCAAGCCCCCTCGGCGAAAGGCGCGACAAGGTCTGTCAGCTCCATCATGTCAGTGGGCTGGGAACCCTCGGGCATTTTCCCAGTGCCAAACATAACCCTTGAAATTTTGAGCGGTTTTTCTGTAGCGGCAAGCTCCGCAAACAGCTTCCTGCCCGCGAGCGTCACCACAGCGCCGCGCAGAGCGTTCATACACAAACCTCCAATCCATGGGATGAATAACTGCCAACTTCAGCGCCGCCTAACCATACCGTGGCTTTTAAATTGCGTTCCGGCTCAAGCATAGGGAGCGTAACCTGGGAGGAACACCCTATCTGCGCTCCGCCCACATAAACCGAAGCGGCCTCTTTTGTCGCGCTGACGTTGAGCGCAAAAAGCAAATGCGCAGGGATAGTATTGCGCAGCACAGAATATAGCGCGTAAATGTCTGAAAGCGTGCATGAATTGAGGAACACCGCCACAATATGCTTACCGTCATACGTAACCTCTGAAGACAGCCCCCAGGCGGAGCATATACGGCGGATAAGCTCAATGCCGCACTTGCCCGTACCGCTTTGCCATTTTGCGGAGAGCGCCGACCTTCGGTCGCTTACCGGGCTTCCGAGCGGTGCGGTAATTGCCGCCTCCCGTTCCTCAACCGGCAGAATCCAAGTCATGCGGTCAAGGAGCACTTGAGCCGCAGTTTCTTCAGCGTCCACTCTCTGCGCGTGGTCTAAGTACCATATAGCGCCCAGGAGGTCAATAACCCACTTGTCCGCACGGTACTGTACCGGGAGGCTATTCAGCATATCTTTAAGCATAAATTATGTTCACTTCCCCCAAAACCGCGCATTCACGTTCTTTTACTTTGATGTTATCAGTCTTGCCGTCAAGGCGCAAATTGTCAAAGTCGAGCACCCCGGGAGCATTCAGCACCGCCATAGCGATATGGGCGTAACTTATGTAGTCCTGTTTAAAAGCCGCCTCGCCCATGTACCTTGAAACCGCTTGAGTAATTCCCAGCGTGACCACGCTTTCTGAACTGCCGTCTTTCGCCACGCGCACTGAAAGGGAAATCTTACGCGCCTCAGCCGCACTCACAAAGCACCGCGCGCCAATGGGCGCTTGACCGTAGCCCTCTCCGGTGCTCCCAGGGTCAATGTATTCCTGCACAGTTTTCACAAGTTTATCATCTGCGGGCGTGCCTTCCTGCCCCACAAGCACCACGTCAACCGTATTTTCCCCATGCCCTAACGGGAACACTTTCGCATGTCCCACACCCGCAACCTCCAGCGCCCAACTCAAATAGTGGTACACATTCCCGCTGGTGGGCGGGGTTTGGATTTTGATAAGATGGCGTTCATAATATTCGCTGTCGCTTTCCTCGTTGTACCCGCCCTCCATTGGCTCGGGGTTGTCACAGGCGCTTATGCCCTGTATGGTAACAGGCATTTCAGTGACCGTGTGGGCGGGGAGGTTTCCTGCAGAACCGTCCTGAAGACAACACACAGGCACATAGCCTTCTTTGCTAACGCTCACATCGTAAAGCGCAGTAAACTTTACCCCGCCCGCCGAAGCAAACAGCGTCCCAGCCTTGATAACCCCCGTGCCGGCGACATGGATAACGCCGCCTGAGAAGGTGGCCTGCCTGCGGTTAAGCCCGGAACGCGGGTAAATATATCTGTCGAGCTCGCCCCCTGTGAGGTTTTCGGGGTCGAGCTTCAGTTTCATTTTCTGAACATAAGCGTCTGTTTCCGCGAGCCGTATTGACGCCGCCGCAAGCAGATCATACGTCGGAAAGCCGATGGTTTTTTGGTATGTATCAGGGAGATGGTCAAGGAGCTGGACTAAGATTTCCTCATTGGACATAAGCGTTCACCTCCACGCTTTCATCGGTGAACAGCCTCGCGGTAAAAGCAACTTCAAGCCCATGCCGGAGCCGAGTAAACTTGAAGCTCTGAAGCTCTCGTACCGCCGGGCAATAAGCGGCGGTGGCCCTTACCTGTCTTTCGACCTCGGCGCACACAAAGCCAAAGGGAAGGTCCTGCCGGAGGAGCGTGCGGTCAATGCCGGGTTCGTCATTTTTGCCGGTGCGGTAAATGGGGATCTTCCCAGGCTGCTGCCGGAGCATAAGTTCAAACCACTGCTTTACCGCTTCAATGGCTTTACGCTCCACAACGCCGCCATCAAGCAGCATGAATTTTTCGCCGTCCTCAAAAGAGAACGCGGGAACCCGCCCTATTTCAGTGACGCTTGCCATAATCAGAGCACCCCCACAATGAGTAGACCGTCCCAGCCTGGAACCGCGGCGGCTTCCGCGCCAACTTTCCATTCATAGCTTTCAAGCCCTTGTAAAAGAAATAGCTTAATATCTTTTCCTGCTCCCGCCTGTATACTTCCGCCCATCACTGAGAATGTAAGAGGCGAAAGAGTCTCACAGCGTGCCTTTAGCCAACTCGGTATTGTGCGGATCCAATCAGTAAGCGCCCCCACAACGAGCAGCCCGCCGCCGCTCAGGATTGCGGCAGCCTCCATACCGACTTTCCATTCACAATTTTCAAGCCCCTGCATAAACGTTAGTTTAACGCTTTTGCCCTCGCCCGCCTGCACGTTTCCATCCATGACAGAAAAAATAAGCGGTGAAAGCGTCTCGCAACGCGCCCTCAGCCAGCCCGGTAATGTATGTGTACGGTTTTTAATAAAAGCGTCCAATGCCTTTACGAAATCATAAGATTGCATTCCTACCACCCGCCTTTCGTGCATAAGAGAAACTCAAATATGATTGGATTATGCGGTGAGTCGCTTGCTGTGGTTCTGTTCGATAAACCCTTTAATCGCACTATAATCCCAACCGCAGTCAATAAGACCACTCACAAGCCGCTCCATAGATTCAACCGCGCTAAGTTCTTCAATTGTAAAGCAGTCCCGCAAATTTTCTTTTACCCCTATGCCGTATCTTTCACGGAGCTGTTTTGCATTCATTCCGAAGAGAACTTTGTAAATGCAGTTCGTGTAAGTGGAATACGCGCGCCCATGCATACGGATATCTTCCGCGGATTGCTGGATAGCTTTTGTGAGCGCCTGCCGGACAGCTATACCCTTCTGGCGTTCAATAAGCTTATCGGTAAGAAGGGCTTCCATTGCGTTAAACTGGCGTATATAAGCTTCCTTAAATTTCATGGCTGTTTCGCCAGTGTAACCCATTGCAAGCAGAGTAAATCCATCGCGGGTTATGATGTACATTGGTTGCGGCTTTCCTTGTCCGTTGGTAAAATTCGACAGTCCAAAGTTGGACTGTCGAAACTTGTCAGTGCAGCCCAGTTCACGTATATCACGTAAAACATGTTTATGTTCTTTCCCAAACGTCTCCGCAACGTCAAGGCTTGTGCATGAAGCTTTTTCTTCTTTCCCGAATTTCGCGATTTCTACCAACATTGTTATCAATCCTTTCGTTGACTTTAATAATTAAAAGCAGTTGCAAATAAACGACCGTTGTAAAAAACATTTTTGGACATAAGAAAACCGCCCTGCAAACGCAAAGCGGCTTAAATGCCAAAATTATTTATCGAGAATTTTTTCTAATTGCTCGATCAAAAAGGTTATATCCTCTTTGGCGTGAGCGATAAACCTCGCATCGTCGTACATAGTAGGTCTGCACGTATGCGAAAGCTGGTCATAAGTTACTATTGCAATGAATTGTCCGCTATCAGTCCGAATGCAAGGGTCTTCTTCCGGGCAATCGGGACGAAACTGTTCATTTTCTGCGAACCGTGCTTGCCAGACTCCGGGCGTAGTAGAATAAAGCCTTTTCTTTATTTCTTGTATATTTTGCATTAAGGTCACATTTAACACCCTTTTTTAACATATTTTTATTTCCACGGTGTGCAGAATCCAGAGATTTCACTGTAGCTTCTCACCATACGCGATACGCGGTTTGATACATTGCCCTCTATCGTGTGAACTTCAGCTCTTGTGGCGCTCTCCACAATACCGATGTGGCGCGAGCCCTGAATCATAAGGTCGCCTGGTTTGGGGGTATATCCGGTAGATACGGCTTTATAAAGGCCCTTGCCTTTAAAATAGTTGGCCATATCGCTAACCGCAGCATAATTAGTGGGTATAGGAGCGCCCGCCTTACTTGAGCACCAGCACACAAAAATAACGCACCATGATACGCCGTTATTTCCTGACCATTCACCGTATTTCGTCATATTTTTGCCATACTCTTCATAACCGATTTCGGCTTTTGCAACAGCTATAAAATCCGCCGCTGTGTTTGCGCTCACGGAAACCGTATTGACGGAACCGGTATTTTTCCATGTCCCGCCTATTATCGCAGTACCGTAACGCCTGCCCCAATTGTTGCATTCAGCGCTTGTTCTCATAAGCAAATCAAAGTGATATACGCCGTTGCTTACGGTTATCGCTTCGCCACGGTCGGTTACAGTGTAGGTCTCGCCATCACGGCTCGTACCCGTGCCTTGTATGGTTATTTTTGTCCCAAAAGGTATTGATACCGGCGCGGCGCAGGTTTTGTTTGCGGGATTGAGCCAGTTGCCCATAGCGTCTTTAAACCCGCCCTCCTTCGCGTTGTTTGCGGGATAATACGCGGTAAAGAGCGCTTTAACGCTTTTCCCGCCCACAAGCGCCATACCTGAAATATCCTTGCCGCTTCCCAGCTCCGCCTCTGCGCCAAAGCTGTCGGGGAGCCCAAACACCTGTACATTATCGGTCGCTGGAGGAATGTCCTCGCCCTTCATCCAGGCTGAATCCTGTGCGGCGCGGGGCTGTTCAAGCGCTTCAAGTTCAAGCTGCATTGTGTGGCCTGCATTACCGTAGTTGTGGACCACATGGGTTACGCGATGCAGTCCTTTTATGCCGAAGGCGGGGGAATTAAAACTGAGAACCACTCCGCTTTTGACTTCATCAGCGCCCCATATTTCTTCTATTGTGCGGGTGTGGGTTATGCGGTCGTACTCGTTCAGGAGATTTTTCGCCATGAGCTCAAGACTCGCGCGGCCCGGGTTGGAAGACACAGTTTCAATGTGCTGCAAAGAACCGTGTAAATGCTGACTTTCAGTGTTAGAAGCCTGTGCGCCCACATACACCTTGCCGTCGTCTTCAGCCGCGATTACTACCGCGTTGTACAAGTCCTCGGCGGAATCCTCGCCCGAGACCTGTCCCAGCGCCCAGGTGATGTTAAAGGGCGCTAAGTTCGCGGCTGGTTTGTGCCATGCAATTATCGGTTCGTTGGTAAGCTCTTTTACGTTAAGCGCCCCGTTTTCAATGCGATAGCGATATTTTTTCCCGGTTTCAGCAGTGCAAATTTCGAGAATTTCAGTAAGAATCGAAGCGGGAGTACTGCCTACCCAGAGATTGTCTATACGGGTAGCCAGCTCCGCTATGTCCCCAGGTTTTACACCCGCTTTTCCGCAAAGCTGCCTTATAGCGTCGTCAGCACGCGCCGCCGAGCATTGCAAGATAACCTCGCTTTTGTTGAGGTATCGCCCGTTATCGTAAGCGGTGACAAGACCGTCAAGCCCCACGACCGCAACCCTTCCCGAAAACAGTTCGTCGCCGTTATTTTTGAAACTTACTTTATCGCCCGGCGCTATGTGAAGGTTTTTAACGTACTTGTCCCACTGGCTTATGAACACTGTGAATGAAAATGTTACTGATACGGAGTTAAGCGAATCTTCAAGCGTGAGGTCTGAGGTAAAATTAGTGACGTCTTTGCCATTCACTAAAACGTGATAATCGTCAAGATATTTCATTCTACAAACCTGTATTCCGTAAGACTGATTGTGTACGCGATATCCCTGTTACGCTTAATGCGGTACTGGAATGAATCTATTGTACACGGCATATTTATCCCTATGAATGCGTCGCTTAAAACCACTACCCTAAAGGGAAGTTTGCGCGCCCTCCACCGTTGGAAGAAATCCACATAGAGAAAACCTATGTAACGCCCGTTTCCGTAATCTGCAAAAGTGTAAAAGTCCTTATTCTGCTCATCCGGGAAAAAGCTCGACCATGATAGCTTCCTCAGGCCCATAGTACCTATCCGGCGGTAATCCTGGGACAGCCCGTTATAGGTTTCGTTGTTCTGTTCCGGCTCTTCAAAAGTAAAGTCATCCGGCATAACCGGAATGGTCAATACTTCTTCATAGTTGTTTACAGCAATGAAAATCCGAGTATACATTTAATCACCCGCTTCGTTAAGCCCTACATACTCATCCCGTTTATCACACAGTACCGTATACGCGCACAAAAGCGCCACAGTACCGTCAATACGCCGCCTTGAATCAAGAGATTTTACAGGCTGAATGTTCCCGTTGATATCCGTTTTAACTTCGGTATTCACAAGGCACCATTTATCAACAGGGTTATTGTTGTCAATGATAAGCCCCGCGCCCAAATCGGCCTTGAGGTCTTTCATGGGCTGGGAAAGGGTGAACGTCCCCTGTCTGACGCGCACCATGCTTTTTTCTCCGAACTCCGCTTTAAAACGTGCAAGCAGGCTGTCGTCAATGTGCCACGGGTCGTAACCGATGTAGAGCGCATACAAATCGTCCGTGTCCCTCAGCTCGCAGAACCAGTCGAGCATAACCTGTTTGTCAACTTTATTGCCCGGTACCGCCCGCATCAGGCCGCGCTTAACCCAGAGGGAATAGGGCGCGTTATCGCGCTCACGCCTGCGGCCTTCGGCAGCGTCCGCGTCCAGGACTGACTGGGGGATCCAGTACATACTTTTGCGGTAAATTTTCGGGTCGCCTGGGCGTTGGCAAAGTACAGTGGCCGCGCAAAGGTCAATGCTGTCCGCCGCGTCCATGCCGCCTATGCAGTAGTCAAAGGGAATATCCCATGCGGCGGGATTTGAGCACTCAGCCCATGTAAGCCACGCGCTGGCGGCGTTCTCTTTTATATTGAAGTCTTTTACCAGCACAGTGGGTAGAAATGATGGATCGCTTTTGGCCTTTGCTATCATCTGGCGGAGGAAATCCACGTTCTTAATCGTTCCCAAACCGGGGTTAGCCTTGATCCACATCTTTTCATTGAGATATTCATCTCTGTTGTCAAGTTCGTAAATCCAGGGCAGGAAGGCATCGTCTTTGATTGAGCCGTCCAAAACACCCGCCGCGTATTCGTATTGAGCGTCAAAAATACACTCCCTCACAAAACCGTTAGTTGTAATTGCAAACAAAAGAGGTTGCGCCCGTGCAGACTGGGATTGTTTCATGTCGTCATAAATCTGCCGGTTTTTGATGGCGGCAAGTTCGTCAATAAGCACGCCGTGAGCGTTGAGGCCGTCAAGGCTGTTGGTCGCGCTCGCCAAAACCGAAATAGTACCGAGGTTAAACGGGAAAAACAAGTCGCCCTGCCGCTTGCGTATACCCTTCAGCAGTTCTGGAGACTGCACGCGCATATTTACACATGCGTTATAAGCTTTCGCAGCTTGTTCACGCTTTGTGGCGATGTTGTAAATCTCGGGCGCGCCTTCATCATCGTTTACAAGAAGGTCGAGCTCGATTGCAGCGCACTCAGTGGTTTTACCATTTTTGCGGCCCTCGACAATCATAACCTCACGGTATTGTCTTAACCCAGTATCTGCATTCACGAATCCGAAAATAGCCTGCCACCGAGCTTTTTGGAACAACTCAAGCCTAAGCGGAGCGCCGAGCTGACCCTGCGGCTGGCGGCAAAACTTTTCAACAAAGTCAATATGCCGGTTAGCCTTTTCAAGGTCAAACACAAAAGGCGCGTGACGTTCGGGGCGTCTGATTTTATCAAGCAGCACCGCGCACAACGCTCGCACCTTCTGACAGGCAGTAATTTTCTTAGTGAGAACCAGACAGGCATACTGTTCAAGCCAATGCTCGCCCTCCGGCGCGGGAATCTTTTTAGCCTCCCGAGCCATACGCCTTATCAGCTTTTCCCTTTTCGTACGCGGATCCAATTAAGAAACCCCTTTTCTTTTAGCCCAGTCAAGCAAAGCTGAAGCCTCTGCGCTTTTCTGCGGAAGCATATCATTGAGCATTTTTATAATAACGGCAAAGTTTTTAATCATTGAAAGGTAAACTTCCACTTCGGGAGATTTTTTTGTCCCGTACTGGTTTTCACCATTCTTGTATGTGGAAGTCACCCCATTCTCGGAAATGCTCTCCCGCAGGTTCTCCAGCGTTACTGTCATAAAAGCCGCGTTTTCAATCAGCGATCGGGCGGTTTCCCTATGCCCGTCGTCCAAACCTGCGAATATCCGCTCAAGCTTTTTTATTTCCAATTCTATCCTTTCGTTAGTCTCCATGCTTCACACCTCCCCTTAGACTACACCCGGCTTGCGCGGAACACTCAGTGTTTTTTGCCTCCCCCGTGCGGTCTTTTCCAAATCAACGAATTTTCGCGGATGGGGGGGAGTATGTTTCCATCCGGATCAAACCCACATCTGGGCTTAGGACGCCGCGATAGATGTTCTAAATCATGGCAACGGTGACACAACAGCTCCAGGTTGTCCCTGCCCAATGTCCTCGCCGGATTGTTCATATCACAAGGACGCAGCGCCTTTCTGTGATGCACAATATTGCCCGGTCTGCCGCAGCGTTCACACAGCCCGTGTCTGCTCGCCATGTATGCTATCCGCGCTTCTTGCCATGCGGCAGAATTGTAAAACTGTTTAGACCACAGCTGTGCCATTGCGTTTCACCATCCTTAATTATCAATAGTTGCGTATTATTAATTCTTCAAATGGTTTACAATTGTCATTCCCGGCAAGGGTATTCTGTCTGGATACTTCTTCAATACGATAACCAGAATATAATTCCCTTGCCATGTCACAATTGTTGTAAGACAAGATAAATCGGCCTTTCACATTGTCAAGCGCACTTCTCAGCCGCTTATGGTCTTCTTCCGTGAACGGGCTATTATAATATCTCTCCGTTCCAATATAAGGCGGGTCAAGATAGAATAACGCATTCTTCCTGTCGTACACTTTTATCAAATCGGCGAAGTCCTTCTGTTCAATATTAACGCCTATGAGACGTTCTTTAACTTTAGTTAGATAGGGTATCATGCGCTCAATCGTTTTATCAGAGGTTTCATAAGTACGGCAGTCGCTGCCAAAACTTATTTTTACCGTATAAAAGAAACGGGCCGCTCTTTGTATATCAGTCAGTCCGCGCATATGCAACTGTTCAATGTAATCAAAGAACAGTTCCCGCGAAGACAGCAGCCAGTCAAGTTCGCGCTGAAACTCGCCGCAGTGGTATTTGACGCAGCGGAACAGGTTTACCAGATCGCCGTTAATGTCATTGTACACCTCAAGCTGTCCAGCTTTCTTCTCTTTCGCAAACAATACCCACCCCGCTCCACCGAACGCCTCAATGTAACGGCCAATTCCATCCGTGGGGAAACGTGCAATAATTTCCTTACGTAAAAAACGTTTCCCGCCAATCCAACCAATAAAACTATTCATATTTAAATCTCCTTTTACCTAGCAAAGGAGCAAACGCAAATTTAGCGGCTCCCCACAAAAGAGAACCGCCTTAGGATTTTACAAGTATATCATATCACATTGTACGGCGGAACATCAAGTAACACGACGTAACACAGCGACACAGATTTTTAATGCTTGTTTATGTAGCGATAGCACATCATCTTTACGCTTTGTGTCGTGTTTTTTCCGCCTATAGCAGTTGCTACTTCACTCCACCTGAGAAAGCGGAGGAAGCGCAGACGAAACACTGTACGCGTCTGGGCGTCGTCAATGGTAGAGATAAATTCATTAACTTTTTCAGTTTCACAATCTATTTCTTCCTGCAGTTTGTTATTGCTCTCTTTCAAATCAGCGATTTCTGAGGCTAAATCTCCTACCTTGTCTTTCAGTTCTGACATATGGGGCATACCGGTTAATAGCTGTGCGCCTGGATTCGCGGCGTCTTCAAGCGACTTTAGCATTTTCTTGTTTCGTTCCATCAAAGTATGTAGTTTGTAATGTCTGGACAATTCATTTAATGTCAACATGCCTCACTCCCAGATAAATCTGCATGTTTTTATTATATCATACAATAACAAAACCCGGACAAAAATGTCCGGGTTTATTGCTTTGTTTTTCTCGGCAACTCGTTACCTGCGCGGGATTTCACCCGGGGTTCGCTGTTGGGCGTAAGCTCGAGCAGGTCGGTAAGCCCACAGTTCAGCGCTTCGCAGATAAGGTCTAAATGGTCGAGGCTTACCCTTGTCGCCATCTCGTTATACAAATCGCTTATCGTATTGGGCCGTATCCCCGTCATTCGTGCAAGATCCGCTTGCGACAACCTTTGTTTGCCGAGTAGGGTTGACAGTAAAATCCTAGGGCGTGTTGAATAATAGAAAAGTGGCTTAAATTGTGAACACATACTTGCCAATTTCCCCGAAAGAAGTGATACAATCAAAACTTTTTGTAACTGGTTTCTGAATTATTCA